CCTCCGCCGCCTCCGCCCTCGCCGTTCATGAGGCCCATGAGGTAGCGCCACTGGTCGCCGACCGGGTCGGGCACGCCGTTGCGCGACCCGGACTGGGCCGTCTCGCCCTGCCCCGCGTTGCGCTCGAGGGTGCGGATCGAGGGGTTGCCCGCGACACCGCCCGACGACGGGCGCTTGCGCGAGCTCGTTCCGAGAGACTTGCCGGCCATCACTTCACCCCGAAGGTCGCGGCGTAGGACTGCATCGCAGCCTGGATCGCCTCGTTCTCACGAGCGCGCGCGCTCGCCTGCAGGTTCGCCCGGCCGGAGATCCGCTTCGTGTTGAAGTCGGTCATGAGCTGGTCGATGGCGCTGCGCTGCACGACGCCTTCGGCGTTGATCTTGTCCTGCTGCTGGAAGTTGATCCCGGAGCGCAGGAGGCCGCGGCCCGCGAGGTCCTCAGCGCTGTTCTGGCCGAGCACGCCGAGCTTGCGGGTGAGGTCGGACGAGCGCAGACCCTGCGCGGCCGTCGTCTCCTGGCGGCCGCGCAGCGTCTCCGCGTCGAAGTCGTTCGTCAGCCGCTCGGCCTCGCCGCGCTGCTGCTGCACCAGGAAGTTGCTCTTGATGTAGTCCTCGAGGTTCACGGTCGGCCGCTCGATCACCGGCGGCGCCGGGGCGGGCTCGGGTGCCGGTGCGGGCGCGGCCGCCGGGGCCCCGCCGCCTTCGCCGCCGCCGAGCGCCGCCTGCTGCGCGGCCTGGACCATCGCCTGCTGCTGCTGCGCGCCGGCGCGCGACTGCGCAGCCGCCTCGTTGTCGGCGCGGCGTCGGGCCGCCTCCTGCTCCTGCTGCTGGCGGCGGGCCGCCTCCGCGGCCGCCTGCGCGGCGCGGGCCTGCGCGACCTCGCGTGGGTCCTGCGCCTTCGGCCCGCGGCCGACGTTCCTGCCTGCCATCTACTTGCCCTTCGTCTTGAGCTTCTCGGAGATCCGCTTCACAGTGCGCTTGCGGAGCTCGCGGGCGCGGTACCCGGCCCGATCGACCTTCCCGCGGGTGGCGGCGGAGGAGAGCCCCGCCCCGTAGCGCCGGGCGCCGACGGCGTAGCCGTTGAACTGGGTCGCCCCAGAGCGCTTGTCGCGCGTGACCCCGGCGCCCACGGTCAGTCCTTCTTCCGAGCGGCCAGCTTCTCGTTGATCTTGTTCAAGGTCTTCTTCCGGCGCCGCCCGTTGTGGCCGTGGTCGACGTTGGGCATCGCGTCCTCCTCGTTGTGCTTCGCCTTGCGGCCGAAGCTGGGGAGCTTGCCCTTGGTCATCTTCGACTTCCGATTCACGAAGCCCCCCTTGATCTGGGCGTTGTCGTTGAACGTCACTAGTTGGCCTCTCCCGGTGCCCCTGCGCCCGAGCGGACAACGGGGATGATCGCGTTGATCTTAGCGGGGGACGTCCCCGTCAGCCCGTCGATCTCGATCGACAGCTGGAACTGGATCCGCAGGAATCGGAGCGCCTGGCGGAGCCGGAAGACGGTCACGATCGGGCCCGCGGAAGGGAACTTCACGTCGTCGACGTACTCGGCCGGCGCGATGAAGGGGTTGTCCCACGTGCCGAGCTCGAGCTCGTCCCAGGTGCGCGACTCCATCTCATCCCAGGTGACCGTGCTCGCGACGAGGCGGCCGACCACCGCGGTGCCGCGCACGCCTGTCGCGGTGCGCGCCTCGACTCCCCACCAGAGCAGCTTCTTGAAGGAGAGCTGGTCGTCCATCGTGTACGTCTTCGTCGTCAGCGTGCAGGCCATCTGCTCGCCGATGCCGAGAGAGAGCAGCTCTTCCTGGATGCGGTAGATGCGGCGCAGCGTCTCGTGCCGCGCGCCCGTGACGGCGAGCGCCGAAGGCCGGTTCGCGGTCGTCGCCGTCCACGGGATCTGCAGGAAGCGGGCCGCCTCCGAGGTCGGCGACACCCACCGCGACCAGGTGCGCCGGGTGATGTTGAAGACGTAGGTCGCGCCCTTCCACCACACGATCGCGCGGTCGCCGAAGACGGAGACGGCGCGGTCGACGGACGGGCCGCCGCGGACACCGCGGGGCTCGAAGCGCACCTTCGCGATGCTCTGGGGGTAATACTGCGAGTTCTGGAAGAGGTACAGCACCCCGTTAGAGAGCACCAGGTAGTAGTTCTGGTAGGGGACGTAGCACCAGCGCGAGTCCGCGCCGACCGTCGCCGACACCTGCTGCAGCGAGCCGTTGAGCGGGGAGCTCGCGTAGTCGAAGTAGTAGGTGCTCGAGGTGCGGAAGATGTAGATGCGCTGCGCCGTCGGCATGATGCCGGTGATCCATTGGCCGTCGCCCTGGTTGACCGTGAAGTAGTCGAGCGAGCCCCAGTCGAAGATGCTCGACGCCGGGCTGATCACGTTCAGCTTCGAGAAGCTGACGCGGTTCTCGTCCCCGGTGCCGGCGACGCCGTAGATCCAGAAGCGCTCCTGGTAGAAGACGATGTCCTCGCCGCGCGGCATCTGCCGCGTCGAGGTGAAGATGCCGTTCGTCCAGTAGCCGCCGGCCTGGTCGCGCGAGCAGAGCACGGCCTTGTCGTCGTACTGCGTGAAGCCGGACGCGGCCTTGTCCCAGATCTCCGCGAAGACGCGGGTGTCGATGGAGTAGAGCCACGTCTTCCCGGAGTGCGTGACCACCAGCGAGGTGACCCCGCCACCGGTGGTGTAGTAGCCGAGCGCGACGGTGTCGCTGGGGAGCGTGTTGGCACCGGGGTCGTCGGGGAAGATCGGCGGCCGCGAGGTCAGCGAGCCGTCCTGCGCGACCTCGAAGTTGACCAGCTCGGCGAGCTCGTTGTCGTCGAGCGTCTCCGCCTCGCCGATGTTGTTCAGGCCGCCGTCGAACGGGCCGAGGCGCACCTTCGAGGTGCCGGCGTTCGACGCCCGGCGCTTACCAGCCATTGGAGTAGTAGTCGAAGTCGTCGGGGAGCACGGTCATGGTCGGGTAGAACTCCCCAGGGCTCATGTCCTCGCTGGCGCGCGCGAGGCGCTGCAGCGAGTCGAAGTCACTCTTCTTCGCCTGGGCGGACTCCATCTGGTCGTCGAGCTCGTGCGCCTGCGCGAGCACGTAGGCCTGCAGCGCCTCGACGAAGCGGTCGGGCACGGTGAGCTGGTCGTCGAGCGAGACGACGTCGTCCGGGTAGGCCCAGAAGTAGAGCACCAGGCCGTAGGCCGTGGACGCGCGCGGCACCGGCCAGATGGAGAGCTCGCCGCCGAACTCGGCCGCCACCGCGGGGTCGCCCTGCTGCGGGCCGGCGTCGCGGACGTGCTCGAGGAAGCGGCCGTGCGGCATGAAGTCGAGGCGGGTGCCGTTGACGGTGACCATCTCGAACTTCTGCATGCGCTCGGTGGCGAACAGCTTGCCGAGGTTGTACAGCCCGACGTTCTCGAGGACGTTCGTCTTCCGGGCCTTCTGCAGGAAGGGGTTCTCGGTCGCGATCCGGCGCGCGCCGTCGTTCGTCCACCGGATGATGTCGTCGTCGGAGATCTGCACGGAGGCGTCGTCGCCGAACTTGGCTCGGACGTCGTCAGCGATCCGCTGGACGAGGTAGCTGTACTGCTCCATGAGAGCGCCTCTCAGACGTAGCTGCGGCCGGAGCGCGCCTGCGCGTCGCCGCCGATGATCTGGGTCGTGCCGTCGGCGAACCGGTGACGGAACTGGGAGCGCTTGTCGGCCAGGCGGCCGATCGCGATCATCTCCTCGCGCCGGTCGGCGTCGCGCTCGGCCTCTTCGCGCAGGGCGGCCGTCTCCTGCGCCGCGCGGAGGGCGAGCATCTTCGCGTGCTGCTCGCTCGCGCCGGCGCGGGCGAAGTCGTTCTCGTACAGGCGCGCGACGACGCGCTCGTCGATCGACATCTCGGCGAGGGTGAACACCCACGGGGTCGTGCGCGGGTCGACGCCTTCCTCGAAGACGCCGTACGGCTTCTGCGGCGTGAAGGCCGGGTCGGAGGTGGGGATGCGGCGCAGGGACAGGCGCGGGTTGTAGGCCCGCACCAGGTCGTTGATGGCGGCGTGCTTGGCGCTGGTGAGGCCATAGGCGGAGGTGCGGAAGTCGACGACAGGCATGGGCACACAATAGCGCCCCGCCTCAGAAGAGACGGGGCGCTAGAGCGGGGGAGGTCCGAGCTTACAGCTCCTGGATGCCGGTCAGCTTCGCGAAGCTGTTCCGGCGGTAGCAGCCGATGTTCGAGTAGTCCGACATGGTCGCCTTGAAGGCGTCCTTGCCGGGGATCTGGACCCACATGGAGCCCATGCGGTCGATCCAGTTCCAGCCGTGCTCGCGGTGCAGGAACAGCTCCTTCCGGTTGAGGAAGTACGCCGTGCCGGCGGGGGCGTCGAAGTCGAGCGTCATGTCGATGTCGCCGAAGATGGACTGGATCTTCGGCTTCGTCGTGCCGCCCTTCATCTGCTCGTTGCCGTTGAACTGGCGCATCCCCTGCAGGAGGTTCCAGTACGCGCGGGCGACGCGCGGGGTGGTGATGAGGTCGGTGGTGGTGCCACCGGTGTTCTTCACCGCCTCGAGGGCGTGGTCGAAGTCGATCTCCGCGAGCGGGCCGACGTTGTTCTCGATGTACGCAGCAGCCCAGAGGGGCTCGGCGACGGGCGAGATGCCGTGCAGGGGGGCCGTCTTGGAGACGATCAGGCCGAGGCCCTCCCACTCCTTCTTCCAGTCGTTGGCCCCGCCGTTCGGGCCGCCGGACGCGAGGACCAGCGCGGAGCCGGCCGCCGCGGTGACGGTGCCGCCGCTGACGGTGATCGTGTTCGTGTCGGAGTTGACCGACGTGATCTTGAGCAGCGCGGTGTTGCCCTTGGTCGGCGTGGGGTTGCCGAGGGTCGCGGCCGTCAGCACGTCGATGGTCATGTCGACGACGAGCCAGTGGGCGTCGTCGACCACGAGGGTGTTGGAGCCGGTCGCGCCGGTCGCCACGATCGCGAGCGTGCCGGTGCCGTCGCCGTAGACCTGCCGGGTCAGGTTGCGGTTCGCGCCGTCCTTGACGGTGTCCATCTCGCGCTTCACGAAGTCGACGAACGACTCGGTGTTGCCGGTCACCTGCGCGAACAGCTGGCCGGTGGCCTGGATGCTCGCGTAGTGGTACTTGAGGTAGACCGACGCGCGGGCGTCGCGGTTCTGGCCGGCCTCGGGGAGGTCGTCCATCTCGTTGCGCGAGCCGAAGCTCTGGTTGCGGCCGACGTGGATCGCGAACTGGGCCTCGACGTTGTCCTTGTTCAGGTGCTGGGCACCGGACTCGATCATGTTGAGGGCCCAGAGCTTGAGGTCCATCTGCTCGTGGATGTCGCCGTAGCCGACCTTGAGGACCGCGTTCGCTGCGGCGAGATCGTTTGCCATCATTCTCCCTGGTTGAGGTGGGGGTGACCCGCCGGCCCGGGTGGCTGCGCGATCTAGGTCCGCATCGTATCAGCGGAGAGGATGTCTCACGAGGCTGCCGCGGCGCGGGCCGCGGCGATCATCGCGGCCTGGCGCTGCTGGTCGGTCTGCGGTCCCTGGTCGCTCGCCTGCTGCACCGCGGAAGCGCTGCCGCCGATGGGGATCTGACGTGACGCGCCCTTTCGGCGGGTCACTTCCTCCTGGAAGAGGATCATCGCCTTGTCGATCGCGGCCTCCGGCTCCATGTCGTCGTCGCGAGCCATGTAGCCCATCGCGACGTCGGCGATGGCCTGCAACGTCGCCTGCGAGGCGTCGGTCAGCCCGGCGTTCTCGAGCGTGGTGTCGAGGTGGGTGATGAAGCGGGTGGCCCGGTCCTCGCTCTGGTCCTCGATCTGCTGCTCGAGCTCGGCGAGCTCCTCCTGCTCGGCGGCGGCCGCGCGCTCCTGCTCCTGCTGCTCGCGCCACTGCTGCAGCTCGTCGAGCTTCTTCTGGTCGTCGGTGCGGAAGTCCTCCTCGCCGGCGCCCGCGGCCGCGGCGTCCGCGGCGAGCTTGCGCTTGGCCGTCTTCCCTTCGGCGATCGTGATCTGCCCGGTGCGCACGAGCTCGTCGACCTGCTGCTCGACGCCGTAGATGTAGCCGTACGGGTCCGTCTGCAGCATCTGCCGCTGGGTGGCCGCGAACTGCATCGCCTGACGGAAGTCCTCCGGCGACACCTTCTCCGTCTGCGCCTCGGCCAGCAGCGCCTGCCAGTCCTCGTCGATGGCCGGGGCGCCGCCGGTGCGGGCCTCCTCGAGCTCCTGCTGGTGACGGGTCAGAGTCTGCTTGACGCGGTCCTGCACCGGGGCGCGGAGCACCTCGGGGAGGTCGGCGAAGCCGTCCTGCCACTCCGCCGGCCACTCGAACTCGGGGGCGTCGGGGGTGGTGCCGGTGG